GGTTCCGTATCAACACCTTGTATTACATCAAGAACAAGGGCGGTCGGAAGGTCAAGTTTCACCCGAACGCAGCGCAGCGACAGCGTTACGTTAACGGGCATTCTCGCAACATCATTCTGAAAGCCAGGCAATTAGGCTTCACCACGTTCGAAATGATTGATGCGCTTGATGACTGCTTGTTTACGGATAACTTCAGCGCCGGCTGCATCTGTCACAACTTGGACGATGCCAAGGATATTTTCCGAAACAAAATCACGTTTGCGTATCGACACATCCCCGACACCTGGTTGGCGCTGTTCGAAGAAATCGGCTTACGGTTTCCCCGACCAGTAAGCGACAAGGGCGGATCTGGCGCCTACGTGTTCGATAACGGATCCAGTATCAACGTTAGCACCAGTTATCGAGGTGGGACGCTGCAGCGGCTGCACGTATCAGAGTTCGGTAAAATCTGTAAACAGTCCCCGAGCAAGGCTCAGGAGATTGTTACCGGTGCATTTGAAGCGGTAGCTCTGGGCAACCAGATCACGCTGGAGTCTACCGCAGAGGGCCGAGAAGGCTACTTTTTCGATTACTGCGCAAACGCTCGCAACCTGCAAGACCTTGAGCGTCAACTGACTGGCCTGGACTTTAAATTTCACTTTTTCCCGTGGTGGCAAGAGCCATCGTATGCCATGGACGCTGCGACTGTAGTGATTCCAGCAAGATTGCACGAATACTTTGAAGACCTGGACCAAAAGAGCGGCATTCAAACCACGCCAGATCAGCAAGCCTGGTACGCTAAAAAGTCTGAAATTCTGCAAGACGATATGCAACGAGAGTACCCGTCAACCCCTGACGAGGCCTTCAACCAGTCGGTTGAGGGCGCTTACTACGCTACACAAATGCGCTTTTTACGCACAAACAAGCGACTCACGACCGAAGTTCATCACAATCCGCAGCTGCCGGTCTTCACCGGCTGGGACTTGGGTATGGGCGACTCAATGGTGATCTGGTTCGCGCAGATTGTAGGCCGGGAAGTTCACCTGATTGACTACCTAGAAGGTGAGGGCGAAGGCATTGAATACTACGCCAGAGAGCTGGACAAAAAAGGCTATCACTACGGAGGGCATTTCGGGCCTCACGATCTGTCGGTGCGTGAACTGGGCACAGGAGTATCCCGGGAAGATGTGGCCAAGAAGTTCGGCATTAAATTTGAAGCCGTGCCAAGGATTAGCAACCAAGCCGAAGGCGTTCAAGCTGTTCGCCAGTTTCTACCGGCGTGCTGGATTGATGAAGAGGCCTGCGCTCAGGGTGTTGCCTGTTTGGACAACTATCGCAAAGAGTGGGACGACAAGCGCGGAGTTTACAAGGATTCACCCCGGCATGACTGGGCCTCTCATGGAGCCAAAGGTCTGGAAACATTGGCCCGAGCCGATTTGATGGCCCGCATATCGCGCCAAGATTTCGCCAAGTCACGCCCGCTAGGCCGGCGCGGCAGCTGGGCAGCACACACTTAGGAGCAACCATGGCCATTCTCGATTCCAACAAACCCGTCAGCCTGACCCAGCGGGAGATTGCCGTGGTGGTCGCGCAATCCGTGGCCAAAACCGGGTTGCCCATTCCAGGCGGCAAATTTCGCAACGATGTAGATCACATTCAGATTGATCCGATTGTGATTGAGGCCCGGGTAACCCAGCCAAAGCAGGGCGTCCGGTTGCAGTTTGAGGTAACAGGCGGATTCGGAGTTTCGTTGAACGTCAACCTGGAAGATTTTGAAGAAAATCCGGTGTATTACCTGAAGGATTTGTTCAAGCAATTACATCCAATGCTGCGCAACTCTCAAAAGTTGCGTGACAAAAAGCGCATTGAGAACCAAGCCATGTACGACTTTCTAACGAAGGATGCTGCGAATGGCTAGTCTGGGGCTGATGCAGTACAAATCTGCCGATGATTTACGGGCCGATGACGATAAAGAAGTCCAGCGCATGGCCGATGCTGAATTGCGCAAACGTGAATTAATAGAAAGCTCTCTGGGCGCCCACATACGGCGATCGTGGGAAGAGGCCAAGATGGCCAAACAAGAAGTAGAGTATCGATTGCTGAACTGCCTGCGCCGGCGCAAAGGCGAGTACGACCCGAGCAAGCTGGCCGCGATCAAGGCAGAGGGCGGCAGTGCCATTTACATGATGCTGACCACGACCAAATGCCGAGCGGGCGGTGCACTGCTACGCGACGTGCTGATGAATGTCATGGATCAGCCGTGGGGTTTAGACCCGACCCCGTTGGCTGATTTGCCGCCCGAATTTGTGCAGCCTGTATTCCAGCAGTTCATGCAGCAGGCCATGCAGCAGGCGGAGCAATCCGGCGAGCAGCCCGACCCTAAAAAACTTATGGAAGCTGCAGAAAAACACATTCGCCAGGCTGTGCAAGAAAAAGCAAAGGATGCCGCTGAGCGTCACGAAGAATTGATTAACGATCAGATGGCCGAGGGCGAATGGGACGACGCTTTTGATGGCTTTATAGATGATTTTGTCACCTTCCCTGCCGGGTTTATTCGCGGCCATAACCTGCGCCGAGTCTCTACCCTGGGCTGGATGGAAGGCTGGCAAGCGGTCAAAATGCAGGAAATCAAACCGCAGTGGTACCGCGTTAGCCCGTTCGACATGTACCCGAGTGCAGACGCAACAACCGTAGACGATGGCGCCTACATCATTGAGCGAGCCCGGTTCACCCGCGCACATCTCAACAAGCTGATTGGCGTGCCGTCCTACAACACCGAATCGATCCGAGAAGTCCTGAGCGAGCACGGCCAAAGCGGCCTGCGTGACTGGCTCTGGTCAGACGGCGAACGGGCCGAGCTGGAAGGCCGAGGCCATGAATGGCTGACTCGCGGCCAAACCATCGACGCGCTGATCTACTGCGGTGGCGCACAGGGTACAACGCTACTGCAGTGGGGTGTGGACCCAGAAGAAGTGGAAGACCCGCTGATGGAATACGAGGTGGAAGCCACCTTGATAGGCCGGCACGTTATTCGCGTGAAATTCAACCGCGACCCGCTGGAGCGCCGGCCGTACCACAAAGCCAGCTTTCAGCCCGTGCCTGGCTCGTTCTGGGGCCAGGCCATCCCAGAACTTATGGCGGACATTCAAGACGTGTGCAACGCCACTGCCCGAGGCCTGGTTAACAACCTGGCGATTGCATCCGGGCCGCAGGTAGAAGTCTATGAGGAGCGTCTGGATCCCTCAGAAGACCCGACCGATATGTATCCGTGGAAAGTGTGGCGCACCAAAGATTCATCCGTGACCGGCAATAACCCTGCGGTTCGCTTCTTTCAGCCCAGCAGTAATGCCGCCGAATTGATGGCGGTGTACGACAAGTTCGAGATCCGCGCCGATGATGCCACCAACATTCCGCGTTATTCCTACGGCAACGAGAAGGTAGGCGGGGCCGGTAACACAGCCAGCGGCCTGTCGATGCTGATGGAAAGCGCCAACAAGGGCATTAAAGACGCTATCCGGCACATTGACCGCGGCGTGATCCGGCGTGTGATCGAAGCCTTGTGGCTGCACAACATGCAGTATTCGGAAGATCAGAGCATCAAAGGCGATGTGAGTGTTATTCCTCGGGGCTCATCGGCCATGCTGATTCGTGAACAGACACACAATATGCGCGCGCAGTTCTTGCAAATGACCAATAACCCGACCGATCTGGCGATCATCGGCCAGGAAGGGCGTCGCAAGTTGCTGGAATCCGTTGCTAGAAAGATGGACCTGCCAGGCACTATTCCCACCGAGGATGAAATGGAGCAGAACACCGCCGCGCAGAACGAAGCCGGCCAGATGATGCAGCAGCTGGAACAGGCGATTAAGCAGGCCGAAATGCAGGAGAAGACCGCCAAAGCTGAAAAGACCATGGCCGAAGTGGACGAAACCCGCGCCGACACACAGAAAACGCAGACCCTGACGCCGCTGGAAGCCAAAAAAATGTTGGCCGAAATCCTAAAAATGATGCAACCGGAGTCTACAAATGGACGAGCAGGACTGGAAAGCCCTGGCCAGAATCGCCAGCTCGCCGGACGGCCAGCGCCTACTGGTAATCCTGGCCAAGCGTCGGGAGGAATGCAGGGACAAACTGGAACGCCTGCCGGATACCCAGCAACTCAACAGGGCCCAGGGCTCCGCTGAGGCTATCAAGGAGCTACAGCAAAACCTGGCCGAAGCCCGCGACGTTGTAAGCAAGCGATTCAGCAAAGACTAATCACAGCCGGTTATCCGGCCCCACAACAAAGCCGCTTTCTCTTCACAGGGTAGGCGGTTTTTTTGTGGGCGAACGCTCAGCAGCCTTACGCGAAGGTGGGCTGAATCCGTGACCCCTTAATCGTGAACCCCGGTTACACCGGCTCACCGCGCATGACGCGCACAGGAGTTGAAATGTCAGCACTACCCCAGTCCATCAAGCAGCAGATTGAGAACGCTCAAAAGCACTACGAATCAGCCGAGAATCCCGCACCCGCGACTCCCGAGCCTAAAGTCGTAGCGCCTGTTGCACCGGACACTGCAGCGCAATCCGCTGAACCCAAGCTGAACGCCGATGACCCAAAGCACTCCCTGCCTGACGAGCCCAAGCGCTCTGAGAGCTACTGGGAACACCGATTTAACGTCATTAATGGCAAGTATGCCGCTGAGGTTCCTGCACTGCGCGATGAGGTTAAGAGCCTGAAATCCGCGATTGAACAGAAAGACCTGCAGATAACGGAGCTGAAAGCGGCTCCCGCCCCAACGGGCAATATCAGTGGTTTGACTGACGCGCAGGTTCAGACGGGTAAGGAAGAGTTCGGTGAAGACTTTGTATCGTTCGTGCAACAGATGATCGACAGCAAAACGGTCCCCGCCGATAACTCAAAAATGCAGGAACTGGAGGGCAAGGTACGCCAGTTTGAAGAGCGCGAATCACAGAAAACCCAGGCATCGTTCTGGACTGTTCTCAGTGAACTCGCCCCTGACTGGAAAGCCATTAACGACGACCCGAAGTTTCACGCATTCCTCGCTCAAAACAACCCGCAGACCGGCAAGCAGCGCCAAAGTGAGTTGGTGACTGCGCAACAGGCACTGGATGCCGACGGGGTAGGAGCAGTATTCAAGGCCTTTACAAGCCAGCAACCCGCACCTCAGCGCAAAATCCCTGACGACCAGATAGACCCGCAATCCAGCCGCACCAATGCAGCCGCCCCACAAGGGGGAAGGTATTGGACGGGGCCGGAGATTAAGCAGTTCTATCAGGAAAAGTCACAAGGGAAATACAGCGTAGACGAGGGGCAGAGGCTGGAAGCCGACATTTTCCGCGCCCAATCAGAAGGCCGCATCCGTTAACGGAGCGACCAGGGCGATCATGATTAAGAGGAAGTTATCATGGCAGGTCCAGTTCGTGACGCAGGTCATCCCAATTATTCCAGCATTAGCGGCCCGGGGTTCATCCCTTCGGTCTGGTCTGGAAAGCTCGTAGAGAAATTGTATCAGTCCACTTGCTTTGCCGAGATTTCAAACACCGACTACGAAGGTGAAATCAAGCAAAAAGGCGACTCTGTTCTGATCCGCACCACGCCCAGCATTGTCATCAAAGACTATGAAGTTGGCGGTGGTTTGACGTACGAAAAGCCCACCAGTGACAAAGTAGAGCTCCAAATTGACCAGGCAAAATACTTTGCTTTTGAAGTCAACGACGTGGACGCCTACCAGTCAGACCTTCGCCTGATGGATAACTGGTCAGACGACGGTGGCCAGCAGATGAAGATCCACATTGACGAGGACATCAACGCTTACGCTTACACCGAAGCTGCCGCTGAAAACGCGGGCGCGACGGCTGGCGCCAAGTCTGGCGCGTTAAACCTGGGGGTAGCTGGTGCGCCGGTTGCTATTACCAAAGAAAACATCATGGATGTGTTGGTGGACTGCGGTACTGCAATGGATGAGCAGGACGTTCCAGACACAGGTCGTTATTTGCTTCTGCCGCCCTGGATGAACGGGATGCTGAAAAAGTCGGATCTGCGTGACGCCAGCATTATGGGCGATGCCACTTCAGTCTTTCGTAACGGCAAGGTGGGAATGCTGGACCGTTTCATGGTGTACATCAATAACGGACTGTCTACCGTGACCGACGGGACCACCAATCGCCAGGCAACCAACGTGATTTTTGGCCACAAGAAGGCGCTGACCTTCGCGAGCCAGATGACCAACATGGAAACCCTGCCCAACCCTTCCGACTTTGGCAAGCTGATCCGTGGCCTGAACGTGTATGGCCGCAAGGTCATTGATCCGAACGCCATTGGCCACCTGTACGCAGAGCGCGGCTAAACCCACCGGTAAAACCCGTTAACGCAAGGCCACCTCTTGGGGTGGCTTTGTTTTTCAGGAGTAACGCATGGACATCATCAAAGCCCTTGAGGGGGCCAAGACCAAAGACGAACTGGAAGACTTGGGTATCGAGCACCTGGGCGTCGATATTGACAAGCGCAAGTCCAAGGAAGTGATGCGCGCTGAATTGTTGGCCGAAGCAGAAGACCGAGCAGAATCGGCTGGACTCTCTGACCCCAAACCTCCTGAAGAATTACCTCCAGAGCTGCAGAAAGTTCCCAAAGGTCGTATGGCTCGCAACAAAACTACCGGTCGAATCATGCCGTGGACAGCCTCAATGGCCAAGTTTTCGCACATGGAAGAGGTATAAGCCATGGCCGTTACCACCGTTGCCGTCATCATCAACAACGTAAAGCTGGTTTTGCAAGAAATCACTGCAGCCGGTACCCGCTGGACAAACGAGGAATTGATTGGCTGGCTGAATGAGTTTTATCAGGCAGCGGTACAGTTACGGCCAGATGCGTTTCCCGTCAATGAAGACCTGGAGCTGACGGCCGGCACCAAGCAGGCGATCCCGGCCAGCGGATTGCGATTGCTGGATGTTATTCGCAACGCCAGCGGCATGGCGATCATGATTACTACCCGCCGCGCACTGGATTCAACCCGCCGCAGCTGGCATTCAGACACTCAAAGCAATGTTATTGAGCAATTCGTTTACGACGAGTTAGATCCGACCCGCTTCTATGTGTACCCACCGGCTACGGCAAACGCTTCTGTCGAGGTTTTGTATTCCGCCGTACCTACGCCACACGATGCTGAGCCAGGACTGCCAGTGACCGGCTTGGAACTGTTTAAGCTCAATGACGCCTACGCACCGGTGGCCACTGATTACATCCTGTATCGCGCTTACAGCAAGGACGCCGAACACGCGGCCAACTTGAATCGCTCGCAAATGCACTATCAAAGTTACATGCAACAAATGGGCGGCAAAGCTCAGTCTGACGCCCAAGCATCACCCAACGCCTTTGATAGCTCCGCCAATCCGCAGAGGGCACGCGCATGACCTCAGATGACATTGTTCAGCGCATACGCCTGGACGTGCCGGAAGCGCCGGGGATTACGATAACAGAGTTGCTGCGCTGGACCATGGCCGAGATGTGCGATTTCGGCAACGCATGGATCCACAGCGGTGAGCCTGTAGTGGTGGCGGCAAATACGCTGTACGCAGAGTTAGCCGTGCCGCCAAACACCGAGGCGGTGCGCGTAGTTGAAGTGCTGCTGGACAGCCGAAAGATGGAGCCTGGCCGGGACTACCTGCAAACATCGCCTAGCCGAATCGAGTTTACCAGAGCGCCCAAGCCCTCAACGTTGTATGGCCGTATCGCAGTTAAACCGTTGCCTGGCTCAGAAATGCCCGCCGAGCTGGTCAGTGCGCACAACGACGCCTTACGCCACGGCACGCTTCACAAGCTGCTGATGCTTCCGCAACCCTGGCAAAACACGCAGCTTGCGGTGTATCACGAGCGCCTTTGGAACGCAGGAATCAGCCGCGTCAAGCAGTTGGCCAGTTGTGGTTATCAAATAGGCGGCGCCCGCATTCGTATGCGCCGCTTTATCTGACACGGGGTTCACATGATACAAACCACCACGCTAAAAATCCGCGTATTTGAGCCTTCTGGTGTGCCTGCAAAGGGTGCCACTGTGCGCGCGCTACTGCAGAGTACAGGTGTTGCTCAGGACGGTTACGTAGATCGCAGCGAGCTGTCAGCAACGACAGATGAAAGCGGCATGGCAACGCTGCAAATATGGCCCAACAATGAGGGTTTGACTGACGCGCAGTACCGGATTGTCGCCCGGGGCTCGGACGGTCGCGCGCTGGTTGATGAGCTCGTGTCTGTACCGGCGTCTGAAGTGCCTGTGTGGCTGCACGAAATCGTGATGTTGCCCGCACCCACGGCCAAACCCTACTACGAGGCCAGCATTGCCGCCATACAGCAAGAGCGGGTGCTTGCTCAGGATGCCCGTGTTGGCGCTGAAGATGCCGCGGATGAAGCAAAATCTGATCGGCAAACCGTCGAGCAAAAAGCCCAAGAAGTGGAGTCAGCCCGGCAGGCTGTCGAGTCTCTTGAAGACTCCGCCGGCGAATCAGCCGGCACCGCTACCGATGCGGCTGATCGCTCTGTAGCCCTGGCCATCATGACGGCAAGCGATCGAACATCTGTGACCGCTGATCGTGTGGCTACGGAGCTGGCGCTAAACGCTGCGCATCAAAGGTCGCAGGAAGCCGGCCAGTCTGCTGAGACATCAAGACAATATGCGAACCAGGTGTCTGGCGATCGCCAAGCCGTAGCCGATGACAGAGCCGCAGTCGCTCAGTCCAAACAGGCCACCGCAGACAGCCAAGCCGCTGCCGGGCAATCAGCATGGCGCGCCGGCGAAAGCGAAAATGAGGCAGGCGAGTCGGCGGTTATTGCCGGTAACCACAATCGGTCGGCAGAAATTGCGGCCACTGCCGCTAAGCATTCAGAAACAGAATCCGCTGACAATCAGCGCCAGGCTGGTATAGCCGCGGAGCTTTCGAGAAATAGGGCAGATGTTGCCGGCCAAAAATCGATTATTGCAACCGCAAAGGCCGGCGAGGCCCTGCAGAGCGCAACGGAAGCGGCCGAGTACGCGGACGGCGTGAACCAGTCCTTCCAGGAAGCCGAGCGATTGGTCGGAGGTTATGACTCGTTTACTGAATCTATGGCATTGATGGCGATTACCCGCGCTAGCACCAACCTTTACATGACTCGCACATTCATCAAAATCAATGAGGCAGCACTATGACGTACCCATCTGTAGAGACTGCACTGCAAGCACTGGAAGAAACCAACAATAACTTGGTGGATCAAGTTAAGGGTCTCCAGACACGCGCGGATGCGGCTGTAAGCCAGTCTGAAACTTATCGTGACGAGGCTAAAGCGCATCTTGATAATACTGCTGAAGTATCCGGATTGGACACAGTCGATGAAGCTGTCGATCTGGCAATCCCTCAAGCTCCGGCATTATTAAACGGCCTGCGCCGATCTGTAGAAGCCGCAAGCGGAGGACGCATGAGCGTTTTCTACACCGCGAAAAACCAGCCCAGTTATTTTGTGCGCATCCCAAAATTCAACTGCAAAGACGTGGCGCCAGGTGG